AACGACATCCCTCCACAAGAATTTGGATATTTACAGGCTACAGTGGATAAGCTGGAAGACCGCGTAGAGAAACTAACAGCCGCCGTAGAAGCACTTACCGCTACCCTCAATCAAACCAAGGGCGGCTGGAAGCTGCTTGCGGCTTTGGGAAGTGTGGTGTCGTTAGTTACAGTGCTTGCCCTAAAGTTTTTTGGCTTCCTGAAAGGATACTAATATGAAACTTATGAAAGGCTGGAAAACATTAACATTTAACATATTGGCTATTGCTGTAATGCAATGGGATGACGTAAGGCAGGGCATTCTTGCTTTGTTCGGCGGATGGGAGTATGCAGTGTCTGTATTAGCTGCTTTGAATATAGCGCTTCGTGTCATTACCGTGGGCCCTGTAGCAATGATGTGGATTAGCAAAGGAGAACAAGATGGCGTGGAAGTTCGGAAAGAAAAGCCTTGAGCGTTTAGCTGGCATTAAAGAGCCCATGCAAGCCCTTGCTAAAGCTGCCATTGTAGACAGTCCGTATGACTTTAGCATTACTAATGGACTCCGCACATTAGAAGAACAGAAGGTGTTATTTGCCACAGGCAAAAGCAAGACAATGAAATCCAAGCACCTGACTGGCGATGCTTTCGATATTGCCGTGTTTGTTGATGGAAAGCTGACATGGGAACTAAAATACTACAAGGCCGTTGCTACGCACATTAAGAAGGTGGCTGCAAAGCTTGGAGTTAAGATTACATGGGGTGGGGACTGGAAGACCTTTATTGACGGCCCCCACTTCCAACTGGAGAAGTAAATGCCTCTGATTATTTGGAGCTTTATTAAAAGCATTCCCTTGAAAGTGTGGCTTACAATAGCAGTGTTGCTTGCTGTTCTATATTGGGGACATGCTCGCTACAGCCAAGGCTACGATGACGCAAAGGCAGACACAGCTAAGGAATTAGCAGTTAGGCTTGGCTTAGAAGAGAAAGCTCGTAGAAAGCTGGAATTGAAATACAATGAACAAGCAAAGCAGTTCATCATTGAGAGAGATAAAGAATATGAAAAACGCGATAAAGTTATTGCTGATTGGCAGTCTGGTAGGCTGCGCCTCAAAGCCCGTTTCAGTCCCAAAGCCTGTCCCGCCAGCGGAGATAATGCAGGAACAGAAGCCGGACTTCTTGGAGAGGATGTGCAATTTCTTATTCGAGAAGCCACAAGAGCAGACGCAATCGTGCAACAGCTCACAGCCTGTCAAGGACTAATTAAAGATGACCAAGCGGCCTCGCAGTGATTTTCTAGATAGCATGGGTAGATACAAGACACAGAGCTTGTTTCTTGAGACAGCCTATGACCCAGAAGCCTTCTTTACATTCGATGGTGTAGACAAGCAGTACAAGGGCAAGACTTACCTAAGCCTAAAGCAGCTCTACCTTGAGATGGAAGACGTGACGGAGTACAACTTCGCCTCTACCTATCTGGCAGACTGGAATCACTGGAAGAAGATTTGTGGTAATGCCGACCTGCGTAGGGAGATTGATTTTTGGAGAGAGGAGTTGGAGCTTAAACTCACAGCTCGTAACTTACAGAAGATTAGAGACCTTGCCCAAGAGGGCAACTACAATGCAGCAAAGTATTTAGCTAACAAAGAATATGCCTCTGGCAAGGGTCGTCCGAGCAAGGCAGATAAGGAGGGCGCTTTGAAGAAAGCGGCTATGATTGATACAGAAACCAAAGAAGAAAGCGCACGAATCCTGTCGCTTGTAAAAGGAAATAGCAATGGCTAAACTTACATTAAATGATTTGTCAAGCGGTAGCTTCACGGTTGACCTGCTCAATGCTAACTTTGCATTGATTGAGACGGCTCTGGAGAACACCCTGAGCAGAGACGGCACGGCTCCTAACGTGATGAATGCTTCGCTGGACATGAACAGCAACCGCATCCTCAATCTGCCCACAGCTGCTTCAAACAACGAGCCCGTTACTTACGGGCAGCTACTTGCCCTCGGAACTCTTAACCTGTACACGCCTGAGAATCATGTGCATACATGGGCAAGCATTACAGGCAAACCCACTACATTCACTCCAGCAACGCACACGCACGTCAAGAGCGACGTAACTGACTTGGTGAGTGACCTGACATCCCTTGATACACGCTTGGATACGCTGGAAGCTGAGCCTAAGATTTGGGTTCAGTCTGGTACACCCACTGCAGTTGCTGGTCGTGAAGACCTCTGGTTCTGGTGACTTATGGCTGGTAAACGCTGGAACGGCTCAACTTGGGTTGACCATGCTACAAAGAAGCGTTGGAACGGCTCGACATGGATTGACCTCACTATTGCAAAGCGTTGGAACGGAACTACGTGGGTAGACATCTATGCTGGTGGCAGCGGCATCTTGCTAAATCCAGTAACAGCTACCTTTGAGGATTCCCTCTCCTGCGACAACCCTAGCGGCTCGTGCCCACTGACAGACGCGCAGAGCGACACAGTTACGTACGCTGCCTCTGGTGGCACTGGCCCGTACACAGTGGCTGCAGTGGTTAGCACTGGCCCAGCGCTTACGCTGGCAGTTGATAACGTGGGCTTTGTTATCACGGCAAGCACTACCGTAGGACGTAACATTGTAAAAGAGGGCGAAGTTAAGGTTACAGTGACAGACTCGCTTGCTGCTACGGCAGACTTCTACATACCATTTAACTTTAGCTACACATACACGCAAGATAGCGAAGGCCCACCGTTTGAGCCTGACTATCCGCCAGCTGAGGAGTTTTAATGAGCTTGACACAAGATGAGATTAGACAAGCAGCAGAGTCTGACCTTGAGGTGTTCATTGGCCTCATTGCTCCGCACCTGCTTCTTGGCGAATGTCATAGAGAGCTTATACGTTGGTGGACTAGCTCTGCTAGAAAGGACAACGTAATGATACTGCTCCCACGAGCGCACCTAAAGAGCCAGCTTATTGCTCTTAAGACGCTCTGGGAGCTGACCAAAGACCCGACAGAAACCATCCTGTATGTGTCTGCTACGAGTGACCTTGCAGAGCAACAGCTTGCCCTTATTAAAAACTTCATGACGGGCAGGACATACATGAAGTATTGGCCTGAAATGATTGAGCAGAACGAAGGCAAGCGTGAACGCTGGACTGCTAGTGAAATTATTGTAGACCACCCGCTTCGCAAGAAGGAAGGCATCCGTGACCCATCCATTAAGACGGCTGGCTTAACAACCAACATCACGGGCTTCCACGCAAGCAAGGTAAAGCTAGACGACGTAGTGGTTCCTAAGAATGCCTACACAGAAGACGGTAGACAAAGCGTAGCTGCTGTGCTTAGCCAGATTGCTTCGATTAAGGTTCCTGACGCTAAGATGGATTGCGTTGGTACTCGCTATCACGGCAAAGACCAGTACACAGTGTTCATGAACCAGAGCTACTTCGTGTATGACGAAGACGACGAGGTGGAAGCTGAAGAATACATCTGGGACAGCTATGTTAAGGTAGTGGAAACAGACGGAGCGTTCCTCTGGCCCAGAGCCAGAAGGGAAGACGGAAGGCGGTTTGGTTTTGATAAGAACGTCCTAAGCAAGATTAAGGCAGAGTATGAAGACAAAACGCAGTTCTATGCGCAGTATTACCAAAACCCTAATGACCCATCCAATCTCCGTATTCGACCCGAAAAGTTCCAATACTTCGACGTCAAGCACGTCACAAACGAGCCGGACGGCTGGTACTTCAAAGACCGTCGCCTCAACGTGTTTGCTGCAATTGACTTTGCTTTCTCCACCAAGGCGAAAGCGGATAGCACTGCTCTTGTGGTTGTTGGTATGGATAGCGAGTCTAACATCTATGTACTGGATATTGATAGGTTTAAAAGCGATAGGATTAGCGATTACTTCAATGCTATCTTAAGGATGTATCAGAAGTGGGGCTTTAGAAAGATTAGATGTGAGGTGTCGGTAGCCCAGCAGGTGATTGTCCGCGACCTTAAAGACAACTACATTGCTAGGCAGGGACTGAGCCTCATCGTAGATGAATACCGCCCTAACAGAAGCGAGGGTAACAAGGAAGAGCGCATTGCCGCTACCCTTGAGCCTAAGTATGACAACCTGAAGATGTGGCATTCAAAGAGCGCCAACACCTCGGCCTTAGAAGAGGAGTTGATGCTTGAGAAGCCCCCACACGATGACATCAAGGATGCCTTGACAGCAGCTGTGGATATTGCCACGCCCCCTATGGGCAGAAAAAACAAGATGAAACGAACCAATGTATTGCAATTTAATAGCCGATTTGGAGGCGTAACAGCATGAGTGTTAAGGTAGCCGAAATCAAGAACATCCTACAGCCTCACAGCTTGGCTAGTGAAGTTGCCTATATGTGGGACAATCTCACCACCCAGCGCCGTACATGGATTGCTGAGAAAGAAGAGCTGCGTAACTACATCTTTGCCACAGACACGACAAAGACTACAAATGCCCAGCTTCCGTGGAAGAACAAAACCACAATCCCCAAGATTTGTCAAATTAGGGACAACCTGCATGCCAACTACGCCTCTGCCTTGTTCCCCAATGACAACTGGTTTAAGTGGGAAGGTGCTAGTCAAGATGCGGTAACAAAGCAAAAGAGGGACGCCATTGAGTCCTATATTGGAAACAAGATTAAAAACAGTGGCTTTCGTTCTGAAATCTATAAGCTTTTGTACGACTACATTGATTATGGTAACGCTTTCTGGGACATCGTGTTTGTTAACGAAACCCATAAAACGGAAGATGGGGAGCTCATTCAGGGCTACAGAGGCCCTAAGCTAAAGCGCATCAGTCCTTATGACATCGCTTTTAACCCGATGGCTTCCAGCTTTAAGGATAGCTACAACATCGTCCGTACCCTCAAGACTGTTGGAGAGCTCAAATGGGAGCTTGACAACATGCCGGAATTGGGGTATAATAAGGATATAATTGAGGAAGTAGATAAATATAGAAAAACACTAGGAGCTTATGCTACAGAGGATGTCTCTAAGGCAATCGCCCTTTCTGTAGATGGCTTTGGTAACTTCTATGACTATCTGCAAAGCGGCTACATCGAGGTGCTGGAGTTTGAAGGCTCGATTAACAACAAGGACACAGGGGAATACCTCCAGAACGTCCTGATTACGGTTGTAGACAGGTCTAAGGTCATTCGTGTAGTCCCCATGCCCTCGTGGATGGGCAAGACCACCAAGGGCCACGTACAGTGGCGTATGCGCCCTGACAACCTTTATGGTATGGGGCCTTTGGACAATCTGGTGGGTATGCAGTACCGCATTGACCATCTGGAAAACCTCAAGGCTGACGCAATGGACTTGGCCGTACATCCCCCTCTGGCGATTATGGGGAATGTCGAAGAGTTTGAATGGGGGCCGAATGCTGAGATTTATATTGGCGAAGGCGGTAGCATTCAAGAGCTGGGCAGAAGTCTTCAGGGCGTTATGGCTGCAAACAACGAAATCTCTATCCTTGAGTTTAAGATGGAAGAGATGGCGGGTGCTCCTAAACAAGCAATGGGAATTCGAACTCCGGGCGAAAAGACAGCCTACGAGGTACAAAGCCTTGAACAAGCCGCTACTCGTATCTTCCAGAACAAGATTACACACTTTGAAATTGAGTGCGTTGAAGACGTTCTGAATAAGATGTTTGAAGTTAGCAGACGGAACATGAGTGGTGCAGACTTAATTCGCGTAATGGACGATGACGTTGGAGTCATTCAGTTCATGCAAATCACTAAGGATGACATAACTGCTTCTGGTAAGCTGCGCCCAATTGGGGCTAGACACTTTGCAGCGCAAGCTACTATTGTACAAAACATTAGCAACTTCTATCAGTCTGGTGTTGGTCAAGACCCTTCAGTAAGAGCTCACATCTCAGGCAAGGCTGTCGCAAAACTGTTTGAAGAATATCTCGGCCTTTCTAGATTTGACCTATTCCAAGAGAATATTAGAATCTTTGAGGAAGTGGAAACACAGGGACTGGTTCAGGAAGCACAGATGCAATTGCAGGAACGAGCAGCCACACCAATTGAAGATACACAACAAGGAACTATGTAATGGCAAAGAAACCCCCGAAAAAACCGCCAGCAGCGAAAGCTGCTCCCGCTGCTCCAAAAACTCCGTTTGTTCAGCTTCCTAGAGAAGAGCGCAGTAGGATTAAAATTGATGAGCAAAAGGCAGCTAATAAGGCATTAGCTCAGAAAGCTGCTGCTACAAAGACGTTGTTTCCCCCGCCTACTCCAGCCCCGCCAAAGCCACCCACTAAACTGGCAACGGCTTGGAATGTGGCTAAGGACTTTGGCAAGAGAAATAAGAAGGTTGGGGTAGTGCTCGGTGTTCTTGGAGCCGCTGGCGTTGGGCTTGATTATACAAAGAACTCTGAATACAAAACTGCAGCACCTGCAGCAAAGACAAATCCTCCAGCAGCTCCGGCAAAAGCACCAAAAGATACTAAGCGCAAGTCGAAGCTTGGAACATCAACGAGGCCGAAATAAATGAAGACTGTTTGGCTAAAGGGAGCGCAGACTCCCGAAGCAAAGACAGAACGTAAAGCAATTATTGTGGCAGGACATCCTGCCCTAAAGCTCCTAAAAGAAATTCTTGAATATGAACTAAACAATTTGGAGGATAATGAGTTAAAAAGCGATGTATACAATGCGTCCAATTGGGCGTATCTACAAGCCGATATTAACGGCGCTAAACGAACTTACCGAAAGGTAATTGACCTATTACCAATTGAGGAATCCAAATGAGTGATGAAAACCTTTTTGCCGAAGTGACACCGACCAGTGAAGCTGCAGCAATCCCCCAGACACAACAGTCGGCCTTACCAGAGGAAGTTACGGCGTTAGTTGGTACTGGAAAGAAGTATGCAACGACAGAAGATGCTTTGCGAAGTGTTCCACATGCCCAAGCGCATATTGCACGTCTCGAACAAGAGATGCAGGAGCTCAGGGAACGAGCCACACAAGCAAAGGCTATTGACGATGTATACGAAGCACTAACGTCACGCCAACAGGGAGAGCAACGAGCTACCGCTTCTGCTCCGATTGTAGACGAGAGATTCATTGACGCAGTGTTAGAGCGCAAGCTCGAAGAGCAAAAGCGAGCAGAGGAGAAGAAAACTAATCTGAGCAAGGTGAGAGAGTCCCTGACATCCAAGTATGGTGAGAAAGCCGCCGAAGTCTTCAAGAAGAAGGCAGAGGAACTTGGTATTAATGAAGGCTTCCTAACCGACCTCGCAGCTAAGTCTCCAGCAGCAGCCCTCGAATTATTCGGGGCAAACGCCAAGGAAAAGGTGGCTTCTGCTGTACCTAGCGGTTCAATCAATCCGCAAGCTTTTGCCCAAAACCAACAACCTGCTCCGCACAAGCCAGTGATGGCTGGCGCTTCAACATCTGATTTGTTGAGCGCATGGCGGTCAGTAAACCCTCTAAACAATCCATAAGGAAATATTATGCAACTTACTGGTAATACATCGGCTTTTATTGAAGCCCAGCAGTACTCGCAGTTCATTCTGCAGAACCTGCACGACGGCCTCCTGCCGTCCACATTCTATCGCAATGTAAGCGATTTCCCCGCTGGCACTACACTGAACATCAAGGTTGTTGGCTCCGCCACCATCCAAGACGTTGAAGAAGACAAAGCAGTTACCTACAACCCGATTGACACCTCGACCGTCACGCTGGCTATCACAGACTACATTGGTGATGCTTGGTATGTGTCGGACGTCCTGCGTCAAGACGGTGCTCAAATTGAACAACTGATGGCTATGCGTGGTGTTGAATCCACTCGTGCTATTCAGGAAGACTTCGAGAGCAAGTTCCTGCGTACCGCTGGTATCACAGCTCAAACAGCTGCCAACAGAAACGTCATCAATGGTTTCGACCATCGCTGGGTTGCTGATGCTGCTGCCGACAACACCTACAAAATGGGTCTGAGTGACTTCATTGATATGAAGCTGTCGTTCGACAAAGCTAATGTTCCGCAAGCTGGTCGTATCGCTCTGGTTGACCCTGTTGTGGAAGCTACTCTGAACAAGCTGGCTGGTGCTACTGTCTCGATGGACAGAAACCCGCAGTTCCAAGGCGTTCTGGAGCAAGGCTTTGCTCGTGACCACAAGTTCCTGTTCAACCTGTTTGGCTGGGACATCTACACCTCTTCGCGCTTGTCGTCCATCACTGCTGCTGAAGCCATCACCCACAATGGTGTGGCTGACACAGCTCCGATTGGCTCGGTTGCCAACGTGTTCATGAACGTGCTTGATGATTCAACCAAGCCGATTATGGGTGCATGGCGTCAAATGCCGAAGGTCGAAGGCGAGCGTAACAAAGACTTGGCCCGTGACGAGTTCGTTACTCGTGCTCGCTATGGCTTTGGTCGTCAGCGTCCTGAGTCGCTGGGTGTGATTCTTACTTCTGCATCCAACTACTAATAAGGAGATTTGACAATGGCAAAAGAAATCGTTAATGGCGTTACTAACTTCTACGGCGCAGCTGGTCGTTTTGACCATGACTTCGGCGTTTTGAAGACAGAAGGCTCGATTAAAGAGCTGGTTGTAAACTTCACTGGTGCTAACTACTCCCAAGTGGCTTTCACTCTTCCGGCTGGTGCTCGCATTGTTGCTGCCCCGTTGGTGGAAATCGTTGAAGCGTTTGTTCTGGGCGGCACTACCCCCACCATCAACATTGGTGTGAGTGGTTCGCATGGTACTAACTACTTCGCTGAAATCAGTGAAACCCAAGCGGAAGCCATCGGCACATACCTGTCGGCTGCTCCGGCTGGTACACTGGCTACATCGGCTGTTCCTCTGGCTGCTGCTGCCAGCATTGTGGTTGCTCTGGACGGCACATCGCCGACCATCACAGCTGCTGGTGCTTGTAAAGTGGTTGTTCAGTATCAGGTTATCTAAGTAGTAAATCGAGGGGCTGGGATTGGCCTAGCCCCTCTCTTACAGGAATTAATGCCTCATGGCTAAAATGACTCTGCTAGATGTTGTACAAGAAATCCTATCCGATATGAACTCGGATAATGTCAATAGCATCAACGACACTATTGAAGCGCAGCAAGTTGTACAGATTGCTAAACGCACCTATTTTAATATGATTAACGAGCGCATCCTGCCACACACGGCCTCGTTCTTTAATCTCACAGCCTTGGTTAATCCTGCCAAGCCTACGCATGTACGCATAGAAGACAATGTGATTCGCGTAGAAAGCATCAAGTATGATTGCAGAATGGAAGAACTAGACCCCGTAGACCCACGAGAACTTACCTATTTAGTTCCCAAGGACTTTGCTGACTTTGTAATGCAGCGCAATCCAAGCTCATCCACAGTAGATACAGTGTTGGATGTACTGCCCCTGTTCATCATTAACAACGCAGCTCCTACATACTGGACTTCGTTTGATGACAAAACTATCATCTTTGACAGCTACAACTCAGAGATTGAGTCCACTATCCAAAGCTCCAAGTGCTACGCCTATGGCGAGCGTGAGCCTGTGTGGACAGCTACAGACGACTTCATCCCTGACATCCCTGCTAAGATGTTCCCCTACTTCGTTAATGAGGCTAAGAGCATGTGTTTCATGACGATTAAGGAAGCTCCCCATATGAAGGTTGAGCAGAGCGCCCAAAGACAAAGAGCTTGGCTGTCTGGTGAGAAATTCAGGGCTGGTGGAAAACGAATTACATATCCCAACTACGGACGTAAATAATGGCTTCTAATAGAGACTTTATAATTAAGATGTCACAGACATCATCGAATAGAGTTATTGCATACGAAGGAACTTCTGGCGACGTACCTTGGCAATTGCAGGGCGAATACACAAACGTAGTGCTTGCAAAGAGAGCTCTTGAGCGTTACCTTGCAGAAGTCAAGCCTGAGTCAAAGCAAGAAATTAAAGTAGAAGAAGTGGCCCCTATCGGAGAGACAAGTGGCAATTCAAAACGCAAACAAAGAATATAATACTTTCGTAAAAGGTATTATCACTGAGGCAAATGCGCTTACCTTTCCAGAAAACGCCTCGATTGACGAAGCCAACTTTGTGTTAAATAGAGATGGCAGTCGGCAGATACGATTCGGAATGGACTTTGAAAACGACTTTACAAGCACAGCTGTGCCGTCTATGACGAGCGCAGCTATCGGCGTATCATGTCATGAGTGGATTAACGCTGGCAACACAATCAGCAATCAGTTTGCCGTAGTGCAGGTTGGCGACAAGCTGCTTGTATACAACGCTTCTGCTAGTGCAATCAGCTCTAGCTTGGTTGCAACGATTGATGCCTCTAGCGTAATCGTAGATGAGACTGCTGAGATTCAAAGCGCTTGTGGCATGGGCTTCTTCTTCTTTACTTCAGGAAGCGGTTCTCCAGCAGTTCTAGAGTACGTAGGCACTACTGTGTCATTGCGAACTATTGATATTAAGATTAGAGACTACTTCGGCGTATACGACGGGCTGGCTGTGAATACAAAGCCAAGTACATTGTCAGACACGCACAAGTACAATCTGTTTAATCAGGGCTGGGACGCAACGAAGAACACTGCTGTGTATTCTAACAGAACTAGCTACCCATCCAACTCTGAGATTTGGTATGTAGCTAAAGACAGCAATGATGACTTTGCTGCTGGTAAGCTTAACAAGATTGACTTTGGTAGCTCCGCTGCCCCAAGAGGCAGATATATTATCAATGCCTTTGCCAGAAGCGCCGATAGGATTTCCCAATCTGGGATTAGTGGACTTCCTGCTGACACAGAGTTGTCACGACCAGAGTGCGTGGGCTTCTTTCAGCAGCGCATTTGGTATTCTGGACTGGACGGCAAGCAGGTAAGCACAACGGATACGGCGCCTTCCATGCAGGGCTTTGTGTTCTACAGCCGGATTATTCGCACCCCGCAAGACTTCGGGCAGTGCCATTCAGATGCAGACATTACTTCTGAGATTGACAACGAGCTGGCTGGCTCAGATGGTGGCTATCTAAACATTCCAGACAGCGGAAAGATTTATAAGCTCCTTCCCTTGAACGACATGATGTACATATTTGCTCAGAACGGAGTGTGGGCTATTCGTGGTGGTGACATGGGCTTTACAGCCACTGAGCAACAGGTTGAGAAGATTAGTGACTTCGGAGTCGTGAGTGGCAACAGCGTAGTTAAGACGGAAGAGGCGGCGTTCTATTGGAGCAAGGCTGGTATCTATCTATTGAGCTCTGCTGCTGAAGGCCCAACCACTCAGAACATTACCGAGACTACTATCCAGAGCCTGTTCACAGGGCTCCCAAAGGCGTGTAAGCAGTTTGCTACGGGAAGCTACGACGCTGTTAATCGGCGCGTTAGTTGGCTGTACAACGATGACATTACGTTTGATGGCAATAACTATAAGTACAACTTTAACACTGAGCTAGTGTTGGACTTAGTTCTTAATGCCTTTTCTAAAAACACAATCTCTAGCATTGACAACACGAATCTATATGTGGCTGGCTATCTGACAACACCAGACCTCATTAGCGCTGCAGAGCTTGGTGGGAGCATCACGAAGTACTTGGCCCTGTACTATGAGTCTGGAAGTTCTATTCCAAACATCTCGTTTGCTCACTACAAAGACAAAGACTTCATTGACTGGAAATCTTTTAATGGGGTTGGAAAGTACTACGAGGCGTTCCTTGTTACTGGATACGAGCTTCTTGGCACGTCTCTCATGCAGAAGCAAGCCCCGTATATTGTTACGTACTTCAAAAGAACTGAGAATATTGTAGAGTCTGTTGGCGGAAGCGGTGGGGTCGAGTATGATGACCCGAGCTCCTGCATACTTCAAAGTCGCTGGGACTTCTCTGACAGCGCCACAAGTGGCAAGTGGGGCCCAGCTACCGAGGTGTACAGGCTAAATCGAGCTTTAATATTGCCTGTGGCTGGCGAGTCTTTGGACTATGGGCACAGCGTTGTCTCCACAAAGAATAGACTCACTGGCAGAGGAAAAGCCCTGTCGCTGAAGTTCAACTCTAGCGTAGGCAAGAACATTCATCTGCTTGGCTGGTCAATTAGATATTCCGCAAATACTGTAATCTGAGGATTGTATGCTTAAAGATAGAGAGTGCTTGGCAAGATATGAAGAGTCTATGGCTGCAGCAGAGCAGGAGCTGTACCCTTCGTTGCTTGATACGGACGGGAAGTTCCCCACTAGGAAGGAGCTTCATAATCTGCAAATGAGCTTAACCTCGATGCCTCAATTACAGGCTGAGGCTAAACATAGATTTTGTGGAAATGTTTATCTAAGAGAGCTGGAGATTCCCGAGGGGTCGTTGGTGCTTGGAAAGATACACAAGCATGAGCACTTCGTGATTCTTGCGGAGGGTGCGTGTAGGATTAACACAGACCAAGGGATGCAGGACATCATTGCTCCGCATATATGGATTAGTAAGGCAGGAGACCAGCGAGCTTTGTATACATACGAGCATTGCACTTTCCTGACGGTACATGAGAATCCAAGTGGCAATGAAGATATTGAGTCTTTAGAAGATTCTATCGTAGAGCAAGACCTTGAAGGTTTCAAATATTTAGGAGAGTTATAATGTCATTTATTGCAGTCGGAGTAACCATTGCTGCCGTGGGCGCAGTTGGTTCTGCTTACGCCCAGAACAAAGCTGCTGGAGCACAGCAGAGAGCCGCTAACCTGCAGAACAAACGGGAGCGCTTGTCTGCCCTGAGAGCAATGCGAGCAGCTCAAAGGCAGAACGAGGTGCAGGGCGTTGGTAGTGGTACAGGCGGTGGCTCTACTAATGTGGGTGCGGCTGGTGCTGTTGCATCGAAAGCTGCTTCTGCAATCGGAGGACAAATGATGCTTATGGCAAATGCGCAAGACGCAAGCAAGTGGAACTCATATGCCACTGGATTTGGAGCTATGCAAAGCGTTGGCAATTTGATTGCTACGAACTCGGCAGCGCTTAATGACAAGTTTGGCGGTAAGACATGATGACCGAACAACCACTCACTGCCCCCACTGAGCTGCCCGTAGCTCCCGAAGTCGAGGTGGAAGAGGACAAGGTTGTTACTATTGACCTTGCCAATGCTCCTGTTGAGGACGACAAGGACTACTTCCAAGACGAGTTTGATGGCCCAGAATTACAATCGTCTGAGCTTTCATTGATGCGTGACTCTACAATTACAGAGGCACAGCGCCTGTTTAACTTAGCCGCCACTGCAGTTAATAGCTCTTCACAGGATAAGCAGCTGGACGACCCACAGGCTGTACAGCAGTTCTTAGCAGACCTTAAGAGCAACAATGTTGACGTTGTAAAGGGAGCCCTGCAGAACATCATTGACACGCCTAACGTGCCAATCTCTGCCAAAGAATTTGCCTCACGCCAGCTCGGGGCTTTGATTAACTTTCAGAACAGTGACGAGAACCTGCCCTTACAGGCAATCGCCGTTGCTAACGAGAAGCTTGCCGATGACTTTGGTGACTTAGAGAGCACTTCGGAAATCATTAGCAAGAAGACTACTTCGGAAGGACAAATGGCTCATGCTGCCTATCAGGGCGCAAAGACCGTAGACCATCTGTACAATATGTCTGCCCTTGAGAAGGCTGGCAACCTTGAGGCTATGGCGCAGTATGCCTACCATCTGTCTAGGAAAGAAGCAGACATCATCAGCACTGACTTCCTTACAATGGCAGTAACCAGCGCAGAAGTTGTTTGGGGTGTCAATATGCTTAAGTATATTAACAACCCGAAGCTCAATGCCTACTTAGAAAAGGCTTCTCCGAAGGGAGTTCCTATTGGCCCTCAGTTTGCGTTTGGCAACTTCAAGGCCGAGCTTGGCAGAATCGTGCTATCTATGCCTGAAGAAGAGGCTATGCAGGTCATTCGCAAGGCTGTGGAATATCACAAAGATGCGTGGAAGATTGACGGCTCTGGTAACAAGTGGGTGTACTACTCCATGATGGAGGGTCTCACTCAGGGAATCAGAACTGGCGGTGGTGAAGAAACTACTTCTATGAAGGCTGTGAGATATCTAGAAAACGCTGGTGGCATTGCAGATGCCTACGGGCTCGGTGTGCTTGCTAAAGGCCCGTTGGGGCTGGGCAAGCGGCTACTGTCTGGCGTGTTTGCGGACACGGCTAGAAGCGCACCTACAGCCACAGCAACTAAGATTGCTTTGGACATGCTTAACGGAGAGCAAGCTCTGGCTAGGGCTGGCTTGTCGAGCTATGGTGAGGCATTTGAGCTGGGCTTGGCTAAGCACAGCGAGAACTTAGCAGCTGCCAATATGTCTCAGGAGCTTGCAGGAAAGCTTGCCCTAATCTCTATGGGGCAGAACGAAACCTACCGCCAACTACAGCAAGCAATCTTTGGCTCTAAGCCAGCAGATGTTAGCGCACAGCAGTTGACAGAGGGCATGAGAACCTACTTGGGTAGAAAGGGGCTTGTTGGTCAGCCTTCAGTATCTGAGATTGCCAGCGATGGAGATAACATAGTTGTTAAGGGTCGCTTTGGTGCGAGGGATGGCGCTGGCTTCATTAGCAAGTCTGACGCAGAAGCTACCGCAGCTAAGACGATGGGCAAGGATACGTTTGACCTGTCCATTAGGCACAAGGAAAGCGGAATCATCATCACTAAGACAGATGATAAGTGGTCGGAGTTTGAGAAGTTTGCTACGAATAAGAGCACTGCTAATGAGTACGAGTGGTTTGTAGAGTCTTCATACAAAACCAACTTTGATAATGTGTACAACCTATCGGACTTTGTGGACTACGGCGTGGTTGGGCAGAAGACTGGCAAGGTTGCCAATCTTATGTTTGACTTTTCAGCTACTAGGACATTGGGAACAATTTGGAATGCCTCCACAAGCGCTGCCCTAAAGTGGCATGCTGGTAATGAAAAGCATGTTCAGGGATTGTTTAAGAACTTGACAGCCCCAGAGCTGGACGTTCTTAGCTCTGGTGAACGAGCACAGGTTATGAGGGCCGTGTATGAGAACGCAGGTAAGGATAAGATATTGTCTGAGACCGACCTGTTGGCTTCTGGCGTCACATCGGACTCTGCGAAGCTTGCCTACTATTCGTACACAAAGGCTATGGCTATCTCCCATTCCATTGCGGATAGGGGTTTGGCTAGGTCGTACAGCTCTGACGGATTTAAAAAGATTTTTGGCCCAGACAACAAGATGCTCAACCTCGCTAAAGAGGCTGACCTTGGAGAGGTCGCAATTCGTGACACTATTTCCGTACGCGTAATTGACGAGAAAGGAGTGCGGGTTGAGAGAATGTCTTTGGCACAACTGGACGCGGCTAAGAAGTCGGGCTCTGGGTTGTATCGTCATAAGATGGCTGAGTGGGTGGGTGACGATGAGGTCGCCTACTCCATAATCTCCAAGGGCGCTACTCAGAAGGCCGTTGGTGAAATTGGCGTTGGCGGTGTGCTCCCGTACTCATCGGGCTACTTCCCTGAGATGATGCGTGGTCAAATCTCTGTGTATGGCGTTACGGCTCAGGGAAACAAGTGGCTGATTGGTACATCTGAGACTACGAAGGATGCCGCTAAGCTCATTGAAGACTTTAAGAACACTCCTGAAATGACGAAGAAGTACATGCAGTTTGGTCAGGAATACTTCTCTGGTTATAAGGACTCCCTGCAGACAACCAAGAGGGCTCAAGAGATTTATGAGAACCTTCAGGGCGTTGTGTACGGGCACAAGTCGGGCAATGAAATCATCAATGCCTCTGGCATGGATGCGGTGAGCAACAAGCTAGACCCACTGGAAGCGGCAGATGCAATGTTTTCTGTGCTTGCCAACAACTACACAAAAGGCTCGTTCATCCAGCATAGAAACAAGCAGCTTCATGAGTTTGCAAAGGCGAATGATTTGCTTAGTGCTGATACGATTCAGTCGGGTAGGGTTGCCACTACTATGGAAGACTTGCGAGACCCATCGAAGCTGAAGGGAGAGCAGCTCGATGCTTGGAACTCGGCTAGACGATGGGCTACTACGACAGAGGGCTTTGAGCTTAATCCAGACTTCATTGCTCGTGGCGTGTCGTGGATGATGAAGAAGACTGCATCATTGGCAGCTAGTAGGCTCCCGTTCTTAGAGAGCTGGGCGCTGTCTAAAGCTCAGAAATGGGGCAACCCTCTGAGCATGTTTGCTTCCATCAACTACATCACAACAATCATTATGGCTCCGCACAGGCAGTTCTTTATGAACTCTGCGCAGATGCTCTCCAACGTGGCGCATCCGTTAGCCATGACTAAGGCTCTGTTTAGGCAGCAGCACTCGTTCCAGCAAGCCCTGTTCTACTATCAGGACTCTGCTGTGCGTGGTGTGTTCAGCCCGAAAGAGATGGATGCGGCATTGGCAGGACACGCTAAAGACATGGGAGTTAGCCTTAACGAACTCAAGGGCATGGTGCGTACCTACCTAGAGGGCGGTTTGTGGAATCAGGTTGCACATAACACCAAGGTTCGCGGTGGTATGAAGACTGAGCTTGAGCTCCGCACTCTGAAGGCGATGTCGAAACAAGGGGGCTCCGTAAAGGGCAGCAGGTTGGAGGATGCAGGAGACTTCTTGAAGAAGTACTTTGTGTCAGCCCCGATGAAGGCTGTGGAAAACTCTGGCTTTGCTTATGGCGAGCACCAGAACACAGTGACCACCTTCCTGACGCTGTTCAATGCTAATAGAAAGAACAAGGCATTCGATGTCACTACAGATGGCGGTCGTAAGATGCTCTCTGGTAAGACGATGGAGTGGATTGGTAACATGACTCCAGAGGGTCGTGTTGGATTCCAGAAAGGCTTTGGCGCTTCGTGGTTCCAGTTCACAGGCTTCGGCTACAAGCAAGCCCTGAACATTCTGCCAGCATTTGCTGGTGGTAGCAAGCTCCTCACCAACTCGGAAAAGGCTACTATTGCTCTATCTCAGGCAGTTATGTTTGGCGCAGATGCCACGGCATTCGGTAAGGCAGTTAGGGCTGGCTTTGAGGAATTCTATCTCAAGAGCGAGAGCATCACTGAAGAAGAAAGAAGTAGGCGCCTTGGAATTTGGAATGAGCTTAATGGCGGTGACGTCATTGAGCAGGGCGTAGTTAGCGCATGGGGCAACAACATCATTGCTGGTATCGGCAATGCCTTCTTTGGCGACGAGGACGAGCTTGGTAACAGAGCAGATAATCTCAGGCTGAATCAGATAATGAGCTTGGGCGCATCTCCTGAGTTCTTCTACGAGCGTATGATTAAGTTTGGAGACTTGATTGACGAGTGGCGCAACGTAGACGGCCTCGGTAGTGTTGCAAAAGCCACCCTCAATACGCTTGGTGGTACGGGCGGTAAGAAGCTGACTGGCTTCTACGACTTCGCCACAACTGCTACGAAGCTAATTGGTACTGATGCCCTTAATGAAGACCTGCTGACTCCGGAAGAGAAGGAGCGTTTGTATAGCGCTGCTATCGTCACACTGGCAAGACAGGGCTCAGGCTTGATGGACGATGCAATGGTGCTGAGAGCAGAAGAGCATTATGAAACCAAGGGGTTCCGTGATGTCGTGGCAGCTGATACAATCAGAAAGCGCATTGGCACGGCATTCGGAGTTCCTATGGAATCAGACGAAGCCTACTTTGCTGCTAGAAAGCAGATGCAGAAGATTAGCAACTACCAAGACCAACTTGGGGCTCCTACAAAGGAGCGTGATGCTGCAATCAGAAGCCAAGTTAACAAGTTCTGGACATACATCCTGAAGCAGTCTGAAAGCGTTCCTGCAGACTCGAAGTATGAGTACATAGAAGCAGTCCGAGAGGATACCGAGAGCACCATCAAGCTGTTGCTTGTCACGCTTCCAAAGGAAGACAGGCAGGAGATTGTGGACGGGCTTCGGGAGCGCCTCTCAAAGGCACAGGCAGGTGGCGGTAGTGAGGCAGAGCTTAGCCGGAGGTTGATTGGCGAGGTTCAGCTTGCCCCGAATGGCAAGGGACATATGGGATGGGTGCTGGATATGATTTTTAGCAAGTTCGGGCAGAAAGACCCTGTGCTTCAGCAAATCGGCAACGATTGGCTGCTCAAGGAACAAGACATTAAAACGCTGGAAGGCACACAAGAGGATTAATTATGGCAGTTTCTGATTATAAAACGCAAGACATTCAGGTGGGTACAAACACTTATGTGAAGCCTGTGAACACGGCGGTGGCTCAAGCAGTAGAGGTTATTGGCTCTGGCCTTGCTGCCGTAAACAAGCAGAACGAACTAGAGAAGTTTGAGGCTCCAGTGCGTCAGATGGAAGAGAACGTCATGAAGCTTGGCGCTGGAGCTCCTCAAGAAGCCCTGTTCATTCAAGGCAGCATCCTCGAATCTAAGCTGGCTAACGGACTGCTTAGCGAAGACCAGATGAGTGAGGCAGATAAGAAGTTGCTGAATGACTCAAGAAGTATGATTCTGAGAGAAGACCTTGCCGTTAAGCAGGGTCGCCAGAAGATTACAGACATGCAGATTTCTGCAGAGAAGTGGCTCAGAGAGAACATCCGTAGGCGCCCTGACTTAGCCCCTGAGTTTCGTGCCATCATCAGGAATGAACTCGGCATGGATGTTGAGGGCGCTGCTATGCAAGACTATCTTTCCCAGCTCAAGGCTCTGGAGGATAAGGGTAAGCCTAGCCTTACCTTCTCCAATCTTAACGACATCCTTGGCCCTATTGAGAAGTATGCGAAGGAAAACGGCTCTGCTGCTGGCGCAGCTGAAATTGCTCAAGAGGCAATTAACCTCAGACTTTTGTATGGCAAAGACCCGAGTGCAGCGATTGCTGGGGCAGAGGCTTTAGCTAAGGGAATTAGTTCAGACACCAAATATGTCAGCATCAAGGCTGTGGACTCGGCAGAGGCTAAGCTAGCGCAAGTTGAAAAGAGTCTCACTGATGACTTGGCTAAGCCGCTACCCACTACAGAAGCTGACATCCTCGCCAGAACTGAGAATTCAAGGGTGTTTAAGAACAACCTTAACATACTCAAAGAAGAGCTTGCAGCACTTAGCTTCTCGGCTGGCTCAGATGTCGGTAAGAAGCGAGACGCTATTATCGGAAGAATTAATGGAATTATCGAGGACTACTACGACCCCGAGAACGGTGAGTACTCCCCTGCTAAGTACGTTACGCTCAGAACCGCAGAGACAGTTGCCAACGAGACAGCGGCTGATAAAGCTCCGCTTGCGAAGCTGGCGCCACTTGTGAGTTTCTTGGACGAGCCCACTCAGAAGAACGTCATGACTGCGGTTTCCATTGGCAGTAAGCTCACTAACGAGGGCATGGGGTACATTGATAACCCTGCCATTAGCTCTAAAATTACTGGTCAGATGGTCAACAACGGACTCAATGGGTTGGCTTCCTCTACTGGCAATCTACAGGCTAGCATTAAAAACAACCCTGAAGGACACCTAGCCTCGTTCATTGATGTCACGGCTCCGTTTACGTATGAAGTGTACACAGACAAAGCTAAAACGAGTCGTGTGTATGTTCCTGCAAGTGAGTTTATGAGTGCAAGTTCTGGCGTATTGCCTAGAATTGCTAGGTCGCTTGTTCCGAATGGTTATGTAGATAAGCTGTACAACGAGTCTGGACAGCCTGAAGCTGTTGACATCACCCTTAGTGCTCTAGTTACCAGAGCGTCTGAGACTATGTACAGGGAGCTCGGCAAGACCAACCTGCCTAACGTCAGCTACACAAAGCAAGACGGCACTGTGATGAGTTCGTCGGAAGTGCTGAGAACATACTTTGCACCTGTTGATTACAAGTCGCATATTGCTAGCTACTACGAACAAGGCTCTCCGAAGACCTTTAAGCTGTCAAGCTCTGGTGAGCCAGTTCTGCTCCGTCCAAACACAAGGCTAACTGCGCTTCCTGCAAGTGAACAGAAGAAGTTGTTTGCTGTTTGGGATGCTTACAATGCAGAGGCAGAGCGCCGTTATCCGGTTGGCGTGGAATCGTTTACCACAATCTTCTATAAGCTGAATGACAGAGTTACTGGTGGGGGTACTGAATAATGGAAGACCCCCTGCAGAAGATTAGGAACGGATTGAGAAGGAACGAGCAGGTTGCTCAGGAAGCTCCAAAGTCTGCCTTGTCCTTAGACCCGTTGCAGAGAATTAGAAACACTCTTAGAGATAAGATGCAGACGTCTAGGCAACAACCAATGCTCACTCGATATGAGCGTCCCGATAGCAGACTGTACGCAGCCGTAGAGAAGGTGGAGTCTGGTGGGAATCCTCGTGCAGTGTCGCCAAAGGGTGCTATTGGGCCGATGCAGACCATGCCAAAAACATTACTAGACCCAGGATTTGGCGTAACTCCTGCAAAAGATAGGTCAATTCCTGAGCTACGAAGAGTTGGGCGTGACTACCTCGATGCCATGAATAAAAGATATGGGCCGATAGGTGGATTGGCAGCTTACAATTGGGGGCCGGGAAATTGGGAGAAGGCTTTGAAGCGTGCCAATGGTAATGTAGACAAAGCATTGCAGAGCGCCCCGAAGGAGACAAGAGATTATATTCCAAAAGTCATGACGGAATTAAATCGCAGATAAAGAAAGAGCCCCGCAGCGATGCGGGGCTTTCTATTACTTCTTATCCATGACACTGTATCCGCCGTGGTTCTTCATCCATAGCCCCTTGTAGTCGTGGGCTATCGTAGCGTCTACAAACTTCACTCTATCCCAGAGCTTGTGACAGGCAGGGCATTCCCCCTGCTCGTCACTCTCTGCCATCGGGCGAGTTATTTCAAATCGTCCGTGCTCTTGGCAGTCGTATGAGTAGATAGCCATTTCTTAATCTCCTCAAATCTCACATGAGCTTCCGAAACACGCGAGGGTTTGACTCCCTTCTGTGTTGTCTTCGGCTTCTGCGAATTGGCTCCAATCAATGACTGGCATTGTTGACACAAGTTCTTCATACTGCTCCTTTGTGATTTCTTCATAAGGAGCCTGTTCGTATGTGTGCTCAAGGCGAGGCAGGAATGCCACACCACTCACCTCATCGAAGTGCTCCCACACCCACGCACCTAGCTCCATGTACTCATCAGCTCCGTAGTAGACGGTGATGGAAGGCTTGTGCTCACACCAATTGTCTTGGATGTGTTTCCAATACTCCATCTGCTGAATCGCCGTGAGGCCATCCTTACACACAGCACCATCAGGACTCTTCTGAGGGAAGCTGAACACAGCCGTGTTAGGGCTCATCTTGTCCATCTCCCACGGCACGCCTTGGCTTGCCAAGAATTGTGTCAGGGGGTCATTGACGCTGTTTCTTACACGACGTACATAGAAAGGACTAAAGCGAGGATGCAAGCCGCTAGCAGAGTCAACGAGCTGCGAAACCGTTCCCGATGGCTTGACGCAAGTAATTGCCGTAGACTGGTTGATTCCGAGTCGTTCAGCCCAGACTTTATTTGTTTCCACGGCATGCGCTTTAAGCTCCTCTAGTTGGTCTGCGCTTTCATAATACATGTCTTTCAACGGGCTATCCATCATGCCTGTGAAGCTAACGCCAAGCAATGCTTCCTCTTCTGTGTTACGCTTCCAGATGTTACGCAGATAGCGGAACTCAGTGAAGGTAGCTTGAATCGTACCAAGGATAGTGGCAAGCTCTACCTTACGCTTGAGGCTCTCCTGTGTATCATCAGCACGGCACACCACTTCAGTGAGGTTGCAGAACTGATACGGACGCAGGATGATTTCACTGCAAGGGTTAGTGCCAAACTCGTGGTTAGTGTCCCGCCGTCCGTTCTTGCCTGCTTGCTTCTTAGCTGCAATGCGATTGAAGATGCCACGCTCACCAGACTGGCTCTCGTACATGGCTTGCCATTCTTTCATGAATGCAAGCATGTCAGGCTTCTCTGTGTAGCACACGCTGTTGTTAGCCAAGCTACGCTGTGGGTTGTTCTCCCACCACGCACCACTCTTAGCATTGCGCATTCTATCGTCAGACAGATTGCTCAGGCTAATCAGAGCCGAGCGCCGTACACCACCCACCACAACAGTCTCGCCAATCTTGCACATGATGTCATGGCATTCGATGCTGTTAAGCTTGCGTCCTACAGCTCCTTTGAATGTTTTAACACAGAACTTAAAGAGGGAGATGAGAGGCTCAGGGCCAGAAGCTCGTCCTCCAAACACCTTAAGTCTTGCTCCAGCTGGTCTAACCTTAGCCACATCCCACTTAGGGATTTGTCCTGCGTAGAGCATTGAGATAAGCTCTTTGAATGCTTTTGCCCATCCAAGTTTAGAGTCCTCCACAACGATTGTAGTGTCCGTGTCGTGCATCTCATCAGAGACGACAGGAAGCTTAGATATGTCCTGACGCTCGACAGTAAAGCCCACGCCAGTACCGCACATGAGGATATACATAGCCTCATCAAACGCTCTGGGATGGTCACAAGGAATGTAGCTACAATTGAATAGTGCAACATTGTCACGCTCCAGTGCCTTGCCAGCCGTCATCAAGCCACGCATAGACGGCATCACTTCCATATTGAGGATTGCTTGCCTAATCTGCTCCGCTACCAACGGGTCTACCTTTGTACCAACTACGTTAGCCATGTAGCGGTCTACCGTCTCTTCCCAAGTCTCTCGTCGCCCCTTGTCCTCAAGGTATCGGGCATACCTACTCCGATGAATGAATTGCTGATAGTCGTTCATTAGAATCCTGCAAAGGTGAGGAACACATTAAACGCTACGCCAGCGAGGATAGCACCAACAAGCACAATGCCATACCAATACACGCCTGAAAGGATGTTACCAATAACCGTCGTCTTCTTTGTCATAATCGTCTCCGTGATTTGTAATAAAGCCTAAATTAAATGCGAGGTCAAGAAACTCTTTCTCAAACGCTCGTGC